CAACCTATCTAGTAAGTAACGGCACAGTTAACCTAGAGTTACACGACGACGGTGCAGTGTGTATCAACATACCAGAACCTCACGATGAAACAAAACGTTTATCAGTAGGCGGCGACGCTCTCATTACTGGCACTCTGCAAGTGGCAAGTCCTACTGCATCTAATCACGCAGCAACTAAGTCCTATGTAGATGCGGCAGTAGCAGGCAAGGACAATACAGACGAAATTACAGAAGGTGTAACCAATTTATACTTTACAAACGCACGTGCCCGTAATGCAATCGGCGTAGATGGAAGTTTAAGTTATAACCCAACAACAGGTGTTATTAGCTATACAACTCCTAGTACAACTGGCATTACTGAAGGCAGTAACTTATATTACACAGATGCACGTGCAAGAGCAGCACTAAGCGCAACTGGTACTGGTTTATCATACAATTCTGGTACTGGTGTAATTTCACTAGACAGTCATAGCGATAATACTCCTTCAAGTCTAGTAGCTCGAGATGCAAGCGGAAACTTTAGCGCAGGTACCATTAGTGCAGCATTGTCCGGTAATGCAAGTACTGCAACTAAATTAGCTACTGCTAGAAGCATTTCCGTTAACGGCGATGCTACTGGTAGTTCACTATTTGATGGTAGCTCAAACGCTGCTATTACAATAACACTGGCTAACACAACAGTTACTCCTGGCATCTATAATAATTTTACAGTTGATGCTAAAGGTAGAATTACTGATGCAAGATTGTTTAATGCAACAGATGTAACCAATACACTAGGTTATGTTCCGCTAAACAAAGCAGGAGACACTATGACTGGTACGTTAGTGCTAGCAGGTGCCCCTAGCGCAGACTTACACGCTGCTACAAAGAAATATGTAGACGATACTTTATATGGTATTGTTAACGTTAGCTATCATAGTCCAGTTGCAGTTGCAACTACTGGCCCTATTACTTTAAGCGGCCTACAGACTATTGACGGCTATTCATTGTCAGCAGGTGAGCGTGTCCTAGTTAAAGATCAATTAACTGCATCCGAAAACGGCATTTACGATGTGTCTTCAGGACCTTGGTCACGTAGCAGCGATGCAGACACTAGTGCAGAATTACCTAGCGGTAGCTATGCACCAGTAGAATACGGCGACACATATGCAAGCTACAGCTTTATTTTAAGTACACCAAATCCTATCGTACTAGGAACAACAGCTTTATCTTTCCAAACATTCTTAGCCGCAGCTAGCGTAACAGCAGGCGCCGGCTTAACTAAAACATTTAGTCAGTTAGATATTGTGTCTGCAGATTCTGGAAGAATTGTTGTTAACCCGGACAGTATTGATCTAGCACAAACAGGCGTAACAGCAGGAACATATAATAACATTACAGTTGATGCTTATGGCCGTGCAACTAACGGGAGTAACGTAGCTTACTTAACTGCTAACCAAGTTATCAGTTTAACAGGTGACATAATTGGCACAGGTAATACTAACATAGCTACCTTGTTATCAACAACCGGTGTTACAGCAGGATCATATGGCGGCTCTACTAAGTCAGCTACATTCACAGTAGACAATAAAGGTAGACTATCTAACGCAGCAGAAGTTAACATTGACTTCCCAGTGACTAGTGTTGCAGGACGTACAGGTGATGTTACAGTAACTAATACAGACGTAGGTTTAGGCAACGTATTAAACGTAGCACAAGTTGAGAACGCGGGCTCTACTCCTAAAATTTCAACAGGATTGCTAAGTGCTCGTCCTGCATCTAGTGTTAATGGTGCAGTATATATCGGCACAGACGCTCACTCTATATACACTTATAACGGCGCTGGTTGGATTAATATGAGTCAGCCAGCTATTACAGGTGACATATCAATTACAGCAGGTGATACTGTCGCAACTTTAGCAGCGACTGGCGTAACAGCAGGAACTTACAACACAGTACAAGTTGATGCGAAAGGTCGTGTGACAGCAGGTTCTAATGCAGCATACTTAACTGGCAACCAAACAATTACACTAAATGGTGACGTAACAGGTTCTGGTACTACTGCAATTAGTGTAACACTAAACAACACTGGCGTAAGTGCTGGTGTATACGGTACAAGTACCGCGGTACCTACCGTTGCAATCGACAGCAAAGGTCGTGTAACTACTGTATCCAATACAGCAATCGACTTCCCAGTAACTAGTGTAGCAGGCCGTACTGGCGCAGTAACATTAACTAAAGCAGATGTTGGATTAACTAATGTAACAAACAATGCTCAAGTAATCAATGCAGGCGGCGCAGAAAGCATCCAGCGTGGTGCAGACGCAGCCAAACCAGCACCAGGTACAGTAGGCAGATTCTATGTAGCAGACGACGTCTATACCCTGTATGTCGATAGCGGCTCAAGTTGGAACAGAATACAACCACAAATTACAGGTGATGTTGCAATCCCTGCAGGTTCTTCTACTGCTACACTATCTAACACAGGCGTAACAGCAGGTACATACACAAAGGTAACTGTTGATGCTAAGGGCAGAACAACTAGCGCAACTAATGCAACAACTAGCGACATTGCAGAAGGTACTAATTTATATTATACCAATGCAAGAGCAAGTGCAGCAGCACCAGTACAAAGTGTATTCGGACGCACTGGCGCAGTTACACTACAGTCAAGTGATGTAACTGGTGCATTAACTTATACTCCGGAAAATGCAGCAAACAAAGGTGTTGCAAATGGATATGCAAGTTTAGATAGTTCCGGTAAGGTACCGGCAGCGCAGCTACCTAGCTTTGTGGATGATGTAGTCGAATACATCAACATAGGTAGTTTCCCTGTAACAGGCGAAACAGGTAAGATTTATGTAGCGTTAGATACTAACAAGACATACAGATGGTCTGGCTCTGGCTATATCGAAATTAGCGCAAGCCCTGGTACAACAGATGCAGTACCAGAAGGCGGAACTAACTTATACTTTACAACTACTCGTGCTCGTAATGCAATTAGCGTAAGCGGTAGCCTAAGCTACAACCCAACAACTGGTGTTATTAGTTATACAACTCCTACATATACTACTTCTAGTATTGCAGAAGGCAGTAACTTATATTACACAGATGCACGTGCAAGAGCGGCACTAAGCGCAGGTACTGGTATTAGCTATAACAACACTACTGGCGTTATCACTAACCTACTATCTACAGGCGGTGGTAGTATTGGCGGTAGTATTGCAGTTACAGGCGATATCACTGCTACTGGCGAAGTAACAGCATACTATTCTGATGCTCGATTAAAGACTAATGTTGCACCTATTGAAAATGCACTAGACAAAGTAGAAGCAATTAGAGGTGTTACATTCGATCCTAACGAAACTGCACTAGCATTGGGTGTCGACAACACACCGCAAGTTGGTGTTATTGCACAGGAAATTGAAGCAGTGTTACCGCAGCTAGTAACAGACAGTGCATATGAAGGGTATAAGACTGTTAAGTACGACAAACTAACTGCATTGCTAATTGAAGCAGTTAAGGAGCTAAGTGCTAAGGTAAAAGATCTAGAGTCAAAACTAAACAAGGGCTAATGCCCTTGTTTATTAAGATATAGTGTGATTGTAACAAGCTAAGAAGTTGCTTTGCCATCTTCTTAGCTTTTTTATCCAGTACTCTGCCATAATTGAATACTCGTCGTCGTTTAAGTATTCCTTGCACATTTTAAGGTCAGATTCGCAAGCATCTATAAATTCCTTGCAGTATTGTTTGTCTTGTATTAATTGCCCTAATAAATTGTTAGGAGTTTCTTTAGCAAGGCAATGCCTTGTTTCTAAATACCAGCGTTCTAAATAAGGTACAGTTTCGCTGTAGATTGCATTTAAGTACGGATTGAAGAATTTAGGGTGCCAAGCTGCAATTAGCTCAAAACTCTTTTGTACTTTAAATTCCTGCTTCTTTATTGTTTCAGGAAACCTTATTATTGTTGCTGGCATAATTGTGTTCTATATATTCTACTAGTGCTGACAATTTAGTTTTAAATGTCTTGCTAAGTAAAAATCCTTTCGCTCCGTTGTGCAAGGGCCTTGGCCAAAACCCAGGTTCTATCCAGGCGTATCCTGCGCTCTCTGTATTTAATTCCGGAATAAATTCATCGTCTACTAAACAGCAAAAGCTATTGTATTCGAATTCACCGTCCTTGCTACTATATTTATGAAGAGGATAAATCTTTTTAATTTCCGGAACATTGCCCATTTCCTCTTTAATTTCTCGGAGTAGAGTTTCTATAGGGCGTTCATTCTTTTCTTGTTTCCCACCCCATAAACTCCAAGTCAAAGGATAGCTAGCACGTTTAGAACGCAACTGTATAAGAATACGTTTTGTTTTAATACTAAAGAATAGCGTTCCGCTAGCACTTACTTTCACAGATATAGTCTCCAATAGCCAGGATTGTAAACGCCTTGATAAGCATCTACCCACTCGGTTCCTGTCCATTGGTATTTAACCATAGTGTTAGCATTAGTCACAAATTGTGTTGCAGTGCTGGTATGAGAAAACGCAACAAACCATTGTTCGCCGTCATACTCTATAATGTCATTGGCACTAGCAGTCACACCCCATAACCCGTCTACGGGACAATCTTCTACCAGCAAGTAACGCTGACCGCTAGCAGCAGGAGGAAGTATCCCTGATCCTGGATGCGACTTAGTAGGATTGATTACACCTATGACCATCGGCAATGTATCAGCAGGCATAGTAGCAGTGTCTACAGTAAAAATAAGTTCGTTATTGTTGTCAGGATCGTGCTCGATTAAGCCGACAATATCGTCATTTGCGTACTCGATATCGTCGCTTCTGCGTAAACGTATTTGACTAATACCTGGCTTGATTTGCCCGAACTGTTTAAGCTCTGTAACCCAGCTTAGTTCTCCGCCGTTAGCATCGTCGTGAGTAGTACCTCTATCATTTAACAGCTTGATGCGATTGCCTTCTACATCTACTTTTCTATCCTCGTAAGTAATAACCATAAAGGATGTAGTTTCTTTAGGAACTTCGTCAAATGGCATATCGCTTAACGGAGTCTCTAGTGTATCCACAGTGTGGATATTAGTCATAATATTATAAATTAAGACCTGGCGTTTAACTTTAGCAGGAGGAGTAATCCATATAGGCATATTAAACTTCCAGCTAGTAATATCTATGCTAGCGTCTGGACCTTGAGGAATAGACCTACTTGAATATGTTAAATCAGATAGCTCTACATATGTAGGAGCAGTCCAGTCAAACGCATTACAGCTACTTCTAATGTTAACGCTAGGGTTAAACATAATAGCAATCTGTTCTATTAACTGGAACTTTTGATCAGTGTTGCTAGTCCATACATCTACGCTAAACTTTAAGTCGTAAGGGACAGGCATATGACGTTCGATGGTATAAGTATCACCAGTCCCGTCTGTGTATTTGCCAGTTTCCTTGTCGTACTTGCGTTCGTATACCTGTACTTTATCCTGGTATGTAGGGTTAGCTCTGCGACTTGCGTTAATGGACATATTCTCTATGTAACAACTAATAGCAGGCACAGTGTTCATAAAGTTTTCTGTATTGTTGCGAAGGATGTGACTTGCCATACGGCTTGCATCTCCGTAGCGTACAGGAACACGCTGGAACGTATCTATTCCATTCTTGTCTTTACCCATATAAACATTCAATCCGCTAAACAAGCGAATAAATTGTTCAATGTGTCTGCGTATTTGTTGGTCGTAAAAAAAATTAGACATTGCTTTTCCTGTTTTTTATAGCGTCTCGACGAATTCGAGCGCCTTCTATTCCGTAAATTTCTTCCCAGGTTTTCCCTTTTAACATACCTTTATTTTTATTAGTTTTTCCCTTACCTGGATGAGATTTACCTAGCATTGCGCCGCCGTCTTTTCTTGTCCAGCCGCCCTCGGTACCACTATCTCTCCTGCGTCGGTGTGCAGCTTTTTGTGATTCTCGCATCTTCTCTATAGATTCTGCAGAATGTAGCTTATTGCCGCCGCCTGTACGCAAGTTAAATCCATCAACAATAGAATTGAATTTTTCTATATATAACTCTTCTAGTAAATTTAATTGTTCCAATGAAGTAGCAGTTGTGTCTATCACTTCAAATGTAAATGATTCTTTACCGTATTTTTTTATAGCATTGTGAATTTTGAAACAATTTTTACTGTACTCGGACTTATATAAGTGATCCATAAATCTAACGTTAGGGTCCTGTATAGTCTGGCCTATATAACATCTATTAGAAGGGATATGAGTTATTTTATATATTACCATAATTAATTGTCCGTTTTAGGTTTGATAACTTTGCTCAATGGTTGACGTTCATCGAACTCCTTACCGCCGACTACAGTGGTATTACTGTTATTAACAAAAGTTGCGCCGTTGATAGTCTTAGTTGCCCAGGTGTTCTGATCTATGTTATCGTACAAGCGATGCCATCTATTGTCTCTGTACTCGAACAGACGATGCGGCACAAAGTCTGTGCGTATAAATTTGTCACCTAGGCGAGGTGTACTAGGGAAAGTTTCTCCTTCTGGAATGTCGGCGCCGTAGTTATAAACAAATGTTTCAGGGTCGTAGTTAGCAAGGTGAGCAGTACAGCTAGCACCAGTAGGATCGTTCTCTTCAGCGGCTGCAACAATAGCGTCTGTAATGTTAAGTGCAGTTTGTAATGAAGTTTGTGTATCCTTGATAGTGGTACCGTCGTCATTCTCGAGCTCGAGGATTTGTTTAAATTCTTGTGTATCTTCTAGCGGCACACATTTAACACGCCAAATATGTGGATACCAGGTTGGGGTATAACCCTCAGATGCACGACTTGCATCTTGCACAACGTAAAATTTACGACTAGGTGCTTTTGACTCGTCTAACCCCATATCGTCACGTAAGTGTTGTAGTTCTAGTACGTCACCGCTCATTAATTTACGTCCGATACGCTCTACCATTTCATTTAAATGGAAGGTAATGTAAACTGTATCAGTCTGCAAGAATAAACCAAACTGACTTAGATCAAAGTCGTGGTCGCTAACTTGATAGTGCCCTTTCATTTCGTATACATCTGGGTCGTATTTACGGTCACGGTTTTCTAAAAACGTTAAGTCTTGGATAGTTATTTCTGTCAATTCGTCAGGATTTACTACCCCGTCTGCTTCGACTGGCCCGGTGTATTTGTGAATAAAGATACCTGTACCGCCTATTTCAAACTGTTCTCTTACAGTGCGGTCAAGGAAGTAATAGTCTTTGCTTTTATAATTTTTCCATAGCGATAAACGAGCCATAAGAATAATCCTTTTTATAGTGTATTTACCTTGATCGCAGTTGTCCAAAATTTGCTCAATAAATCCAAAAGTGCTATAATATTGGTATTGTAAGCAACAAAAGGCATCAGATGAACAACTATCCCAAGAGCTTTTATCAAGTGTTTGAGTGCCGTGATGCAAGCGATCCTTGGAGCTACGACGAATCTAAAGTGTTGTTCGAGCACGACAACCTAGCCTGGGCCCATTCTTTTGCTTACGACGAGTGGAAAAAAGATAATACTAAAGTATACACTGTTATACAGCCCTATGATGGCAGTTGCCGCGGCGGCTATGGCTTCCCTGACGAATGAGCCAAAATTTGCTCAATAAATCCAAAAGTGCTATAATACATTCATAGCGTAACAAAACAGGAGAACGCGATGGGTTTCGAAACTGTAGTGTTGAACAAAGTTGAAAAGATTTTGAAGAACGACAACGCCGCTAGCTTCTTCTGCGGTACACTGAGTGTCATTTGCTCCGAAGCAGAAGCAAAGAAAGTGCTTGCTCGTCTGAACAAAGACTACAGCAACAAAGTCCAAATGAGCCGCGACGGCTCTTACGGCTACCTGTTTGACTTTATTGCCTGATTGACTATATAATATCAAACTCACAGCAAGGAAACAGTATGGCAACTCGCAAAGCATCAGTAGAAGGTCAAATTATCAACCGCGGCTCAGACGCTAAATTTACAGGTGATGAGCCAGTCTGGGTCCAGGGTAACACTTACGGCCAAGTAGATGCAATGCGAGCCTTTAACTGGTATAATTATCTGTACGGGGCAGATAAGGCGCAAGAGTTTCTCGTATACTGGCTCAACTCTAAGCCCAAGCGCCGAGACCTTGCTAAGAAGTTTAAGAGTCAAAAGAAGCTAGACATCTCCTCTACTTACGGCTGGCTAGCTCGTATGATTACTATGGGGTATCCTGCTTCTTATCGCGAAATGAAAAAGCTAGCAAAAGCGATTCGAGAAGCCGAAGCCTCCATTATTGCTGACACTGAGCCTAAGATTAAAACTCCGGAACAAGTAGTGCAAAAGCCCACAATCCAGGACTTCTTGCGCGAGAAGACTGCTGAAACACTAGGCGAGCTAGAAGGCCGATTTGACGATTTTGTAGCAGACACTAACGTTAAGGCTAATGCTTTTGCACTGCTTAAAGAGCGTAACACACCGCAGGCACAAGTAGGCAAGATTGTTGACTTTGCTAACAAGCGTATTGCTGAGTTTACTGAAGTGCAAAACACCGATGACAAAGAACTCAAGGAAGCGTACTCTAACTTTGGTAAAGTTAAGATCAAGGCTGTAATCAAGTTCTTTGAGTCTGTAGTTGCAGATTGCCAAAGTTATGTTACTACTAAGAAGGCAGTTAAGAAGCCACGCAAGGCTAAGGCTAAGAGCGTTGAAAAGATTGTATCTAAGGTTAAGTATATGAAGGCGGATGCAGCCTTGCAGGTAACTAGTGTTAACCCTGCACAAATGGTCGGCGCAACAGAAGTGTGGGTGTTCAACACTAAAACACGCAAGCTAGGCAAGTACATTGCAGATGCTACCCTGGGTCCAATCGGAGTTAAAGGTACTAGCCTAACTGGCTTTGATGAGGCTAAGAGTGTTGCCAAGACTCTGCGTAAGCCAGCAGAACAGCTAAAAGCTCTGCTAACTGCGGGCAAGATCCAAATCCGTAAGTTTATGGACGGGATCAATGCAGTAGAAGTTAAGCTAACAGGCCGCTTGAACGAAGATACCCTAATCGTTAAAGTAGTTAAGTAAGCAGACTAGGTCTCTAGTTGCTATAAATACAGTTATTAGGAAACTGTTATGGCAGCTAGAGACGATTTAATTAAAAGCATCGAGCGCTCACTAGGCGCAAGTATGGTCGACGTTGAGTTAGACCCCGAAGATTATAACCAGGCTATTGATATTGCGCTAGGTAAGATTAGACAGCGTAGTTCTAGAAGTGTGGAAGAAGCGTTTGTTGTTCTAAACCTAGTAGAAGGACAAAGTGAGTACCAACTACCAAAAGAGATACAGGAAGTTAGAGTATTGTATCGTCGAGTAGCGGGTGGTATTGCTAGTGCCGGCCAAGACATTGAACCGTTTGAAGCAGGTTTCTTAAACACTTACTTGCTACAAAGCCACAAAATGGGCGGCTTACTAACATTTGAATTGTACAGCAGCTACCGCGAAACACTAGGCAAAATGTTTGGCGCCCACGTACAATTTACTTGGCTACCACAAAGTCGCAAGCTAACTATACACAGAAACGTTCGTGCAGAGGATAGTGTTATTATGCACGTTTATATGATCCGTCCTGACAACAGCCTTATCGAGGACACTTATGCAGGTCCCTGGATCAGGGCATATGCACTAGCACAAGCTAAATTAATTCTTGGACAAGCACGTAGCAAGTTTAGCCAAATTGCAGGACCTAGTGGCGGTGCCCAACTAAACGGTGCTAACCTGATACAAGAAGCAAACGCAGACATCGAAAAGCTAGAAGAAGAATTGAAGAACTATATCGAAGGCGGTACAGGCTACACATTTGTCATAGGTTAATTCCGATTGACTTTTAACTGAGCCCTATGCTAAATTAGTGCATAGGGCTTTTTTATGAAAATATATTTAGACATTGATGATGTAATTGCAGATTGGATGGGATATGCTAGAGCATACCTAAGAGAACTAAATTGGAAAGAGGGAGAGATCTTGCCAGACACTACTTGGCGTAGACTCAAAGATGATCCTAGGATGTACAGCAAACTTCCGTTAAAAGAAGGTGCACTAGAGTTAGTTAACTATTGTCGTGCCTTGCTCCGTGATGAGAAGATAGACGGGCTTTACTTCTTGACTGCTATCCCGCACAAAAATGATATGCCCTGGGCAGTACAAGATAAAGTATTCTGGGGACAGCAACACTTCCCTGATATTCCTGTATTCATCGGACCGTTCAGTAACCAAAAGTGGATGCACTGCCGCCCCGGCGACATTCTAATCGACGATAGGACAGTCAACTGCGAAGAATGGATCAATGCAAAAGGCCGAGCTCACGTATACCGTAGTTGGGAGGCTTGTAAGACCTGGCTAGAGGAACAGTTCTCGTGAGAGTATCAGCAGCCTATGCACTAGCAGTTCACGCACCTATTAGCATATTTGCTATAGCGGGTGCATATATGCTCGGCACTGACTTGGCTACTTTCTTAGTTAGCGTATTTTTAATCCAGACTGTTGGTATTAGTGTGGGCTTTCATAGATACTTTTCTCATAAAGGCTTTGAGACAAGTGAATTGATGAAAATTGTTATGGGCTATCTCGGCACCTTAGCAATAATCGGAGGCCCTATTAGTTGGAGCCTAGTACACAGGCAGCATCACAAACATAGTGACACTGACTTAGATCCGCACAGTCCTAAACACGGATTCATCCACTCTGCGTATTCTTGGGTCTACACATTTGATGTTACACCTAAAATGTTAGCCAGCGTTAAAGACTTGTATAAGGACAATGTTACGTTGACTATAGAAAAATTATCTTTTATACTACCGTATGTAACTCTAGTAATTGCTTATTTTTTGAGCCCTGTAGTGTGTGCAAGTATTGCACTAGCTATGTTCACTGTATTTTTAATGGAAACTAGCTTGAATTGTTTGTTCCATTCGCCTACGGGA